CTGTTTTGGCGTCTCTTGGTGTTCCCTCTCGTTTTCAGTTACATAAGGACAAGTCTCGTGTACCTAATGGGTGGCAGCCACTTTACTATTTGACGGTGGTAGGGGAAAAGGCCGTGTCCCAATGGGAGAAGCGTGTTGTTCCTTTTGCTTCTAAGTACTGTAATGGGAACAAAACTCCTCGGTCTCAAAATGACTATGGTTTTCCGTCTGCTATGGTCCTTGACGGAGGTGTGTCTGGATGGGCCGATGGGGGAATGGTTTGGAGTCGGACCAGTCGCCAGATGACAGTTGCTCGACTTGAGTCCGTCACGGGCCGGGAGGTTACCCTTGTTCCTGTCGCCATCCTGGGTGTGGAACATGCTGTTCGTGAGGATGAGACATATGATCTTTCTGTGGCTGCTAATGAGTTTGTGGTTCAGGGGGGGTATCTAGTACATAATACAGCCGAAATAATGTTTGGGGAACCCGATGATCAGGACTTTATCACCCTCAAACAGGATCAGGAAGCATTGGCTGACAGACGTTGGGCCTGTGTAACAGGTGACACAATGGTGGAGACATCTTTGGGATTTGTGCCCATTCAAAGTTTGGTGGGGAAGAAAGGTCTTCAAGCTCGTGTGAATGGGAAGTTCTATCCAGTGGCAGGTGTTAAGAAAACGGGACACAAACCTATCTTTCGTATCTCTACGTTGGGGGGGCAAAGTTTAAGAGTTTCAGGGAACCATCCTTTAATGACACGTCAAGGATGGGTTAGAGCGGAAAATTTGCAGGTTGATGATTGGTTAGTTATTTCTGATAACAGGACATCCTGTTTAGATGAGGTGTTGCCAACATCTCAAGAGTATCAGCGGGGGTACCTACTAGGATCCTTGATAGGGGATGGGAGTTATGTCCCTACCCATCCGGTTCGTTCTCACATCGCTAGGATTGTGATTTATGTAGGAGATTCGGGGTGCGACTCTCTGCGTAATTACATCAGTCAGATTTTCAATTTCCCAACTAGGTCTGATTTTAGGGGCTTTTCTGGACCACATGGTAAGGGTACTAGAGCATATTGGTTTATTTCAGCCAAGGCTTTTACGGATTTCGCTCATCAATGGGGTGTGAAAAGGGGAAACAAAACACTGACTTCTCAGATGGAGTCTGGGTCTTTGAGCTTTGTGGCTGGTGTTGCCTCTGGTCTTTTTGATGCTGACGGTTATGTAATGAAAAAACGACGAACGTTGGCAATCGATCAAAGTTGTCCGATTCTTTTGGAGCGTTTGCAGAGAATGTTGTTCCGGTTGGGGATCACCTCTAGGGTACACAAGGTTCGAAACGCTCAGTGTAAAGACTTCCAGGGTAAGATTGCTAACTGCAAAGCTGTTTATCGGCTTATCCTTGCAGGGCACTCCGAGGCAGCACGCTTTGTGTCCTTGTGTGGGATACATCATCAACCGAAGCTGCTGACCTGGCAAGGGGTTGGGACACCAAGTAGAGAAAGTAATCTTCCGCCGCTTTATTTTAAGGTTACGTCTATTAACAAGGATCCGGTAGAGGCTGTTTTTGATATGTCCGTGCCAGAGGTGAAGTCCTTTTCGGCTAGTGGTTTTCTGGTACACAACTCAAATAATTCCATTTTTGGTTACGTGGGGATGAATTACGCTGAGGTCGCCCGGTCCATGGCTGTCAATGGAGAGCCTGGTATCTTTTGGTTGGACAATGCTCGGAAGTTTTCTCGCATGGGGCATTCTCCTGATAATAAGGATTGGCGGGTAGGTGGCACAAACCCATGTGGCGAACAATCATTGGAGAGTTGGGAGTTGTGTAATTTAGTCGAAACTTACCCGGCGCATCATGACACATACGAGGACTTCGAGCGCACTTTGAAAATGGCCTATTTGTATGCTAAGACCGTGACCTTGGTTCCGACCCATGATCCTCGGGCGAATGCTGTGATGATGCGGAATCGTCGTATCGGATGTTCTATGTCCGGAATCGTTCAAGCGATGGCTCGGTTTGGGCGGAGGGACTTCCTGAACTGGTGCGACCGAGGTTACACCTACGTTCAGAAGCTGGACCGAATTTATTCGGACTGGTTGGGTATCCCCCTGAGCATCAAGACTACAACATGTAAACCTTCAGGAACCGTCAGTTTGCTCTGTGGGGCGACACCGGGCATCCATTACCCCCACAGCGAGTACTACATCCGCCGGGTCCGCATCCAGGCTACCAGCCCCCTGATCAAGATCTGTGTGGATGCCGGTTACCCCGTGGAGCCTGACGTCGTTGCCGACGACACCGTTGTCGTGTCCTTTCCTGTCAAGGAGAAGCTCTTTGTGAAGGGGAAGGAGCAGGTTACCGTGTGGGAGCAGTTCGCCAACGCTGCTGCCTTGCAGCATCACTGGACAGATAATCAGGTCTCCATTACAGTATCTTTTGGGAAGGATGAGGTTGAGGACCTACAGGCTTGTTTGGAGATGTTCGAGGACAAGCTCAAAGCGGTCTCTGTGCTTCCTCTCGGGGACCACGGATACAAGCAGGCCCCCTACGAAGCCATCACCGAGGCGGAGTACACTGAGATGACTGCTCGGATCACTCCGATGCTGCTGGACTCTGTACACCATGACACGGATGATTCCTTCTGTTCCGGGGACAAGTGTATGCTCCCTGTCTCATAGTTCCTGACCTCCCCCAAATGAGTAGAGGATGATGATGGTGAAGGAAGAACATTTCAGGTCTTTGGTGCTGGCGGGATTGTTCCAGAGGGACGCCGCTGGAGTCCTCTATGTCCTCAAAGAGGACGGCGAGGTGGTAGACCTGGACAAGGAGTTGGTTCCTTTTGTCGGTCGCAATGTGAAGATGGTCCTGCATTTCAACCCAGTCACCCCGGATCCAACCAAGAGGGGTATGGGTTGTTGTCATTGGGACAACAACCCCCAGGATTGCCCTGCAGGGCACAATGACGATCCAGGCAAAATGCTGGTCTTCCAGGCTCAAGGTGAGATGACCGACATTCCCGTTTGGGCTGTTGGGGGTGTTGTTCTCCCCTTTGACGAAGTGCCCGGCCATGACACCCGGCTGGTTCTCGCCACCGACTTCAAAATGCCCAAAAACATGAGCGCTAATGACCTGTCCAGTATGATGGACGAGATTGCAGGAATGCGTCTGTTTCTTGAGGGGGTGACGGCGGGGATCCCAAAGGGGAAGCGCTAGTGTATTTTTCAGGGCGAGTACATACCGTCGTCTATGACGATCCCGCCAAGGCGTTCTACATTCTGAAGATGGTGCTGGATGAGGTTGACGACGGCATCGTTTCCGTGAAGGGTTCGATCCCTGGGATGCCCGTTAAGATCGGCACCTGGTTTGGGTTCGAGGCTTCCTGGGTGAAGCACAAGAGCTATGGCGACCAACTGTCCATCAGCAAAGCTCCCGTCCTCAAATCGTCCTGGGACGTACCTTCCGCAGTTCATGCCCTCGTGTCCTATGGGGTGGGTGAGCGGGTGGTGGCCTCAATCCGGGAGTTCTTCGGGGAGGACGACTTCATCCCCGCATTAGGGAAGGCTGAGTCGTTGGAGGAGGTTCCCGGTTTAGACTCCTTCACAGCTCTCTATGTCCATCAGCGTTGGACGAAGGTGCAGGCGTATTTCAAGGGCCTGGCTTTCCTGTTGGATCTCCGGTTGCCTCCGGCAGTGGTGAAGCGGGTGTGGTCGATGTTTGGGGATGATGTCGCTGACGTGCTGGGGGCCAATCCCTGGGCCTTGACTAAGGTGAACGGCATCTCCTTCCATCAGGCCGATGAGATTGCCAAGCGATTGGGGGTGTCCATGGACTCTCCCGCACGCCTCCAAGGTCTCATCGTGTATGTGTCCAAGTCCCGGCGGCAGATGGGCCACATGTACATGAGCACCCCGCAACTGGCAGCGGAGGTGGGTGTCACGATTGCTGACGTACCCCCAAAGGAGTTGGGGGCGGCTATTGCAGTCAGCCACAAGAACGAGGGCATTGTTGTCGACCGGGATGTGAAGCCGGGGACCTTTGCCATTTACGATCCCTGGTCCTACCAACTGGAGAAGGATTCTGCAGAGATGTTGCAGGGCAGGCTCAAAACCGCCAGCTTCAAGGGAGTAAGGCAGGCCACCAAGGAGTACCTCCAGCGATTGGCTCTGTTTGGCACCCGGACGGAGAAGGCAGCGAAGACGAAACGGCCCCGATTGGCATCCGTAGTTTCGGTGGCCGTGGACGAGTGGGGGGCCTCCAACAAGCTCGTGTTGTCCGAGGATCAGAAGAGGGGGGCAGTTAATGCTCTTCTCGCTCCTGTGTCGATTCTTACGGGCCTACCGGGTACCGGCAAAACCACGGGTTTACGGGCCGTTGTGAACATCCTTCAAGAGGCGGGGGTGAAATTCCTCCTGTGTGCTCCGACTGGGATTGCTGCGAAGAACCTGGGTGCGCTGACAGGTGCCTCGGCCTCTACCATCCATAGGGCTTTTGCTGCCCGTGGGAAGCGTGACGACCAGAGGGCCTCCACCTACATCGGGGTGGTCGGCAACAGTTCTGGTGGACTCTCCATGTCTGAGAGGGACGAGGAGTGGGGTTACGATCAGGATAACCCTTACCCTGCTGAGGTCGTCATCCTTGACGAGGCATCTATGCTAGACCAGCACCTCTTGTACCGCCTGCTGAATTGTACCTCTCCAAAGACCCGGCTCGTTATTGTAGGGGATGCTGCCCAGCTTCCTTCGGTCGGTCCTGGAAACGTTCTTCGGGACATGATTAACTCGGGGCTGTTCCCTGTGACGGACCTCCGGGAGATTTTCCGTCAGAAGGACACATCAGCGATTGTGTTTGCTGCCCACGACATCTTCAGGGGAGAAGTTCCAGAGTTCTCATCCTCCCCGGAGTTCACCCTGATACATACCCGCAGTGAGGATCACGCCCAGGCTGTTATTCTGGAGTTGGCGCAGAAGCTCTACAAGAGGCGTGCGAACTTCCAGGTTCTAAGCCCAAGACATTCGGGAACGGTGGGCGTCACAAGTCTGAACGCTCGGCTCCGAGATCTGTTGAATCCCGCTCGGGATGGTCTCCATGAGTTCCGACTGGGCGCCGACAGTATCGTGAGAGAGGATGACCGTGTGATGGTGGTCAGGAACGACTACAAGTTGGGGGTGTATAACGGGGACGTGGGGAAGATCGTTCATGTTGACCAGAAGGCCAAGGAGATAGAGGTCAAGATTTTCGGTGACCCCGTCCTCCAGGTCCGGATCACATTCCGAAAAGCACCGACGACCATCCGCCTTGCTTATGCCTGTACCGTCCACAAGGCCCAGGGCCTGGAGTACGACGTCATCGTGCTGCCCCTCGTGGACTCCTTCAGGCATCAGCTTCAGCGGAATCTCCTCTACACAGCGGTGACGAGGGCAAAGCAGGGTGTGGTTCTTGTAGGAACCCCCTCGGCTCTCACTACAGCAGTCCTGAATGATCGTGAGGACCAACGCAACACTCTGTTAAGGGATCGCCTTAATTCTTCCTGCGATCCACCAACATCGGCGGTCGTCTGCGAGTAGATGATCCTGGCTGTTGCCGATTGAGGAGACCGAAATGGACATCAAAAGCGATCCCCTGATTCAGAGGCTCAAGGAGCGGTTGCGTGTCACCAAGGTGGTTTGTACCCGTTCTGTGAAGGGTCGCAGTGGTGACCACTACGTTGGGTTCTCCGCCGCCTGGGATAGCACCCAAGACGACGCCGGGGGCGCTGCCGATCTGATGACCCCCCAGGGTGAGGGGGATATGGCTATTGCACAGACTCAGATAGGGATGACCCTCAAGGAGGCCAAGGTCGCAGCCTTCGTACTTGGGATGCAGGCGGACATCGCTGCTCATGACCATTCGGCTGCGGGTGGTAGCATCTCGGAGGAGCAGCGGGATCAGGCTCTCCGTGCGATCAAGACCAACTACTCCCGCCTCATTGTGGACATGCTCGGGGATGGCGGGGGAGGGCTAGAATGACTGACGAGTCCCAGGATCCGGTCGTAGAGGAGCCTTCGGAGGCTCCCAAGATCGTGGTGTTTCCGCCAGATGATGCCGAGGCCATCTTCACCGAATTAGGCACCCTCAGTGTTGAGCTTGATGAGGATCCCCTGGCTTTCGGACCGAAGCGGCTGAACAAGAAGACCGCCGTGGTCCGCCGTATGCTGGATCGTTGCGAACGCATTTTCTTGGATGTGTCCCAGCGGTTGTACTGGACGAAGCGGCATCTCCGTGTGGTAGAGACGGGTCTGGACATGGCCAAGAAGCGCCTGTTCGCTGACGATCCTGAAACCCGTGCTGGTCGTTCCGTGGCTGATCGGGAAGCCATTGCCCAGGGGAAACTCTCCGGCGAAGTGCGGAAGATGCATGACCTGGAGATGCTGACGGCGGATCTGGATGCCGTCCTGGTCGTGGTGAAGTCCAAGCGATATGATCTGAAGGACACTGAGGGTCGTTTGCGGGACCAGATCCGGTTGTGTCAGACTGAGTTGGTCGTAGGACACCAGTGGGGGTCAAGAGTACCTCCTGCTGAGACAAGTGTGAACCTGGAGGAAGGTCGTCCAGCACAGTCTGATGCGGCCAGTATCAAAGAGATCATTGGGAGGGTGGACAGTGAGGTTCACCTTGCTCAGGACTCTGGTGACTGGGAGGATCCCGTTGTGGCAGAGGAGGTTCCCACCTCGGTGGTCTCCCCTGAGGAGGCAACACCCCCGGAACCAGAGCCTGTGGCCGAGGCAGTAGTTGTAGAACCAGACCCCCTTGTGGAAGTGCCCCCTGTGGGGCCTACGTCGCTTGTGGACGAGCTTCTACCAGAGACTGGTGTGGTGGCTTCGGGTGAGGCTATCCTGCCTCCTACGGTGTCCGCTGAGTCCGCTGAGGTGTTCCTGGAGACCTTGACGATGAATGACGCCAGGAAGGAACCCCCACCACCCCCCACTGGGAGGATGGCAATCCCCGAAGAGAATCTTTTAGATCTTCTTGCAGAATTTGAGGCTCCATAGAGTCCCTTTTTAATCCCGTTCGGGTAGAAGATGATGACGGAACCTGTCTAGTAGACCTTGTTCCGTCCATACAACAGCCGGGAGGCAAATGATGAGCGACGGTACATTCAGTTTTGGTCAGAACGACGACCACATCGGTTTCAAGACGAAGGCTTGGAAAGCGCAGGGTGGCAACACCTACCGTCTCTCCTTTGCCTGGTGGAGCCAGAACGAGGCGGGAGAGCCCGATCTGGGAGAGGCGGACAGTGGGCAGGCCCCGCTGTTTTCGGGTGGACCCGTCAATTTCATCCAGGGTGCCGGGTACGTGATGAACAGGGGGCCAGAGTACACGAAGATGGCTGGTGAGCCCCCCCGCCAGCGTATCGTGACCGTCGTCATCGTGTGGCCGACCGACAAGCGGGGTGCTCTGTCCTCGGAGCGCCTCCAGGCCGGTGAGTACGAGGTTAAGCCCTGGGTCATTTCCGCCGACAAGTACAAGACGCTGGAGCAGATCCACGCCGAGTTCGGTTTCGGTGAGCACGACGTTACTGCCAAGTGCGAAGAGGGTGGCACGCAGTTCCAGAAGATGACGTTCACCCCCTGCAAGGAGAATCTTTACCGTCAGTTCCTGACATCCCCCAAGGGAGCGAAGGTGGCGGGCGAGATCAAGGAGGCCGTGGCGGGCCTCGTGGCGAACGTCCAGGACTTCATTGGGCGTGAAATGACGATCTCGCAGCTTCGGGAGAAGCTCCAGGGTGCTGGTGGGGCACCCGCCCCCCTCGACGTCGGGGACAATGCTGTCGCCTCCGGGGACATCGAGAGCGTGGTGAGCGGTCTCCTGGACGACTAATTCAGGGAGGGGACGGGGATGCGAGTTTTGGGGTTTGACCCAAGTCTTACGAATTTTGGGTGGGCCATCCATGACTCGGACACCCCTGAGGGCTCGACTGCTAGATGTCTGAGTCGGGGACGTTTTCAAACTAGCGCCAAGACGCTCTTCATCGACCGCTACTGCGAGTTGAGGGAGAGCGTCAGGCTGCTGGTTGAGCGGTGTGGGGTGACCTATGGGATCACCCTCGTCAGTTTGGAGTACCCCGTTTTCCACGAGATGTATAGTGAGGGACTGTATGGGCTGTTCCTGTACGTTTGTGAAGCGCTGCGAGCGGCACAGGTCGACGTGGTGTTCTTCTCCCCTGGGCAGATCAAGTCCCATTGTCACACCTTCCTCCAACGCCCCAAAGGCTGGAAGATGATGAAACCGGACATGGTAGAGGGGGCCAAGCTGGACGCCGGTGGGAAGGGTCGCTGGAACCATAATGAGGCCGATGCCTATTGGGCAGCGAGGGCTGGTGCCCGTTTCTGGTCGTTCTACAAGGGGGTCCTGAAGGAAAGCGATCTGACCCCCAAAGAACTGAAGCAGTTTACGGAGATCCACACCTACCAGCGGGGCAAGAGGGCGGGTCAGACGGTAGTGCGGGGCATTTGTCACCGTGAGGATGAGCGTTTTTTCCTTTGGTCTAAGGGAGTCAACTGATGGCACGGAAAAAGAAAGATACAGCGACGGGGAAAGTCCCGGAGAAGGATGTAGGGCTGTCAGCATTGGCACAGGCTCGTAGCGTCATGAACAAGGTGTTCCCAGACGAGAAGTCTTCTGAGGTACGGATTGATGAGGCTCGTTTCACACAGTCGCACCCACATCTTCCGACCGGGTCAGTTATTATCGACTTCCTGATCGGTGGTGTCCCCAACCGGGCGGGCGTGTTGCCGTGTCCGGGGTTCCCTCGTGGACGACTCATCAACCTCTACGGGGCCGAGACCTCGGGAAAAACGACGATGGCACTGACTGTCGCAGCCGAGACATGTAGGCGGGGAGGGTGTGTCGGTTTTATCGACTGGGAGCACGCCATCGATGTGGCCTATGCTAAGTCGCTGGGCGTCCCCATCGATGAACCCGACCGCTTCCTGCTCCTCCAGCCAGAGACCCTGGAGAAGGGCCTGGCCTACCTCTGGGGGATGGTCAAGGCGGGTGTGGATCTGGTCATTATTGACTCGGTGGCGGCTGGGGCCACGACGGCACAGTGGGACCAGAAGCTCGAAGACAAGGGTGAGATCGGACGGGTTGGGGCCAAGGCAGCCAAGTGGTCCGAGTACCTCCCGCAGCTTAAGGCGATGATGGCCCGCACGAATACCTGCGTGGTTGGTATCTCCCAGCTTCGTTCCAAGATCAACACTGGCGGCGGTGGTGGTTTCAACAAGGGGCCGCAGACGACCCAGCAGGGTGGTTACGCCTGGAAGTTCTACAGTGAGGTGCGTCTCGGATTGAGAAGGATAGCGACAGAGAAAGGGAAGCGGTACGATCCGATGACCCACACCAACATCGAAGTTCCTGTGGCCAATGTCGTTTTGGCCAAGATTGACAAGTGTAAGGTTTCCGCTTCACAGGGCCGGGAGGCCAAATTCTATCTCGTGTTTGGGGAGGGGATCGATGATGTCCGCTCCATGATCGACCTTTCCGCCAAGCGGGGGTTGGTTAAGAAGGCGGGTTCCTGGTACTCCTGGGAGCGGGCAGATGGTTCTTCCCTGCGGGCGCAGGGAATAGACGGTTTCAAGGATCTCATTAGGACCACCCCTGGTGCCTGGGAGGAGATACACACGTTGGCCCTCCAGTCACTGAACGCCAGCCCTGATGCTCCGATTGGGATCGGGGACGATTTCAACGAGGATGACGAATCTGAGACCATCCGTGAGGTCATGGCTATCGTGGATGGTCAGGATCCGACGAAGAAGCCCGAGGTACCTAGTGCCGAAGAGGTAGAAGACTGATGTCCGTCAAGATCCGAGTCCAGAACTTCCAGTCGCTGGTAGATGTGTCCATTGAGGTGGACCATCTGACTGTGGTGACCGGAGCGAACAACACTGGGAAGTCCTCTCTTATGCGGGCGATCCGAGCAGCCTTCCAGAATCTGAGGGGGACCAGCTTCATCCGGCACGGGGAAACCAAGGCTCGTGTGGACATCGAGTTTGACGATGGGCGCACCTTGGCCTGGGAGAAGGGGAGGGCTCGGGGGGACAAACCGACCTACATTATAGATGGGGGGGATCCAATCTATCCCGGTCAAGGTGTCCCTCCTGAGGTAGCAGCGTTCGGGGTGTGCCCTATCACAGCAGCCAACCGAGAGATTTGGCCCCAGGTGGCACCCCAGTTTACGGGTCAGGTTTTCCTGCTGGATTTGCCTGGTTCTGTGATGGCAGAGGCTGTTGCCGACGTAGAGCGGGTCCGACAACTCAATGACGCTTTGCGCCTTGCTACGTCTGACAAACGTTCGGCCTCATCCGAGTTGGGTGTCCGCCGGGGGGACCACGAGAGGCTGACTATAGAGTTGGATCGCTTCGATGGTCTGGATGAGTTGGCTACGGAGGTAACCAGCCTTGAGGAGAGCGCCCAACTCGCCCAGCGGATAGAGGTTGCCCTTGAGTCCTTGTTCGGGCTGAGAGATCGATTGGTAGAGGCATCCACTGCGGTGTCAGATCTTTCGGGGATCGAGGACGTCACCCCTCCCGAGGACGCTGCTTTCACTACGGTGGATCTGTTGCATCGGCAGTTGCAGGGTTGTGTGCATCTTCAGGAACGGTTGAACGAGGCGTCTACCGCTGTGGACTCTCTTTCGGGGATCGAGGCTGTGGCACCCCCCGAGACTGATGCCTTTGACACGGTGGCGTTACTTCAGGAAGAGCTGCGGGGTCATAAGCTGCTCAGGGATCGGCGGGTGGGGGCACAGGAAGGGGTGGCCTCCCTGGAGGGTGTTGAAGACGTTACCGTGGATGTAGACCCAGCTAAGGCGACACGGTTAGTAGAGGCTCTCCAGACGGCCAAGGATTTCCAGACCCGTCTGATCAAGGTGCGGGTTCAGATCGAGACCTTGGAGCAAGTGCTGAGTGAGGATGAGGCTGATGAGGCCGAGTTGACCAAGGAACTGCTGGAGACTCTCGGGACAATTGGGGCGTGTCCTGTTTGTGGATCCATTAATCACCAGGAGCACTAGAATGGCCGTTTCACTTGTGTGGCGCACGGACGCCCATCTGGCGGATCAGCCCCCTCAGTCCCGTATTGATGACTGGGCTGATACTATCCTCAACAAGCTCGTCCAGGTGGGAGATATTGCCAGACAGGCCGGTGCCTCTGCAGTGCTGGATGGTGGTGATCTTTTTCATGTTAAGAGTCCGTCCCGGACCAGCCACGAGTTGATACAGCGGGTCACGGAGATCCATCGGGTTTACCCCTGTCCGACTCTGGGCATTGTGGGCAACCACGACGTGAAGTACGGAGACATACGGTTTCTGTCAGAGGCTCCTTTGGGGGTGCTGTTCAAGTCCCAGATCATCCAGCCCTGTTATGACCCGTTGGAGGTGTACTTCGGACAGTCCGATAAGAGTAGCCCCACGGTGAGAGCTTTTCTCTTCGACCGGGCAGGTACAGGTTGGGTCCAGGGTAGCCCCTTCGTCCCAGGTAGGACCGAACCTGTCGTGCGGGTGGTGGGCATCCCCTTCCATGGTACCCAGTATGACTTTGCTCGTTTCACTTCGATCATCAAGGGGGAGGAGGATTTCCTGGTCGTGATGGTCCATTGCCTGGCCAGCCAGCGTGGTGGGACCATGTTCGAGGCTGAGGACATCATTAAGTATGAGGAGCTTGCTTCTCTTGACCCTGATGTTTTCTGTTTCGGCCACTGGCATAAGGACCAGGGTGTGAAGGAGATTGCCAAGGGAAAGTGGGTCGTCAACACGGGGAGCCTTTCCCGTGGTTCCCTGAGCCAGGACGACCTGGAGCGCACCCCCAGTTGTGTGGTCCTCGGGTTCGACCAGGACGGGAAGATAACCCACGAGGTGAAGCCTCTGAAGGTGGCTCCTTCCGCTGAGGTGTTCGACCTCGTTGGTCGTGTCCGGCAGGAAGCCCGCAAGATGACGGT